TGGAAAGGAAAGTCCTGAATCTTGGGCACGTATTCGTGAGAAGTTAGTCGGTCATGTGGAGGATTTGGAATGATACAAGTTCCCGTTTCAGACCTTTTACAAATGACCCATCCGGGTTTTGTGAATATTAAGAATGATGCGAATCTTTCTCATTTACCTGCTATTCTTGATTACTCCCGTTGCTTAGTTGAAAGATTTGAACACTATGGTGATATCAAAGTTAGTCCTTCAGATATGTTTCCTATACTTGGGAAAATGTTTGAAACATTGAGCACAGAAGATGAACCCGAAATAGTTCTTCCAATTCGTATGCAACTTCCACGTGTCCTTGAAGAGTTTGAGGCGATGACTGAAAAAATGTGTGAAGCATTTCCAATGAATTGGAATATTAAGAAAATCTATCGCGATATTTCAGAATATTTCTACGAAATGTTCGATGTGCTTACTGGAGGTGAAAACGAATGACTGGTGGAATGATGGGGCGAAATTCTGATACTCGCATGTATAATCCTCATTCTGAATCTTCTCACATGTATCGTGAGAATCATGAGGAGGAATCTACCCGCACTGGTTACGAAGACCCTCGTGATATTGATGCTAAGGCTGACCGTCGTCAGAAGAAGAAAGAAGCCGAGGAAGAGGAAGACCGCAAGATTCGTCACATTAAGGTGCGCCGTCATCATATGGGTCTTGGTGAAAAAGAATCACCCGATGAAATGCCTGAAGAAGAATCTAAGTTCAAGCCACGTGAATCGCCATCTGAACCAACAATCCCTGCTGGTGCTGGTGGATTCCTAACAAGCCTCGCTGCTCAAGCAAAAGGTCCGGGTGCTGCCGCTGGTCAAATGGTTCAGATGAGCGAGCCAATGGACCACGCTTGGTCTGAGTTGTTGAAGCGTGAAACTCATCCCGGTGAATCTCCATTACATTTTATTGATTATGAAAACCCTCTTCATCAAAACCCTGCAAATCAAGGTTTTACTGATAGAATGTATTTAGATAGAAAACCAGCATTGGCTGGGCCGATGCAAGGAGGTTCAGAAAATGTGCATTTTCGGATAACAAATCCTTTCACTCGACTGTATCACCCTGCGGTGTTGGACGCTCATGATGACGAAGAGGGATTCCCTGAGAGGAAAATAGTCACAAGACCTGATGGGACAAAAGAAGAGTTAATTGGTTTAGAACATCCGATAGGATATGAGAATATTCTGACAGATGTTCCTGAGCGCCCAGTAGAGTCACTGCCTTACCCTACTTTCCAAGATATACCATTCAATGAAGAAACAGGGTTTACTAAAGCGATGGAGCACGCTTGGTCTGAGTTGTTGAAGTCAAAGCGTAAGACCGAGAAGCGACGCAAGAAAGAACAACGCGCAAAGTGGCGACCGTCCACTGGTAAGTTCAAGCGACCTCGTGGTGGATACACTGGGCGCTCAGGAACATCTGCTCGCGCTAAGTTACTTTCTCGACACATCAAAGGTGGGCGTAAGTCAGGATTAATGCTACCTCATCTTGCTGTTGAGATGTCTCACCGTGGTGTCGCATCCAAGCAACCAATGTCCAAAGACCCACAAGCATACGGTCAGTATCGCGCTTACCAAGAGCAGCAAAACATTCTTGGAAACATCCGCCCACAACGTGGTGCCCGTCTCCCTTCTTCTCAAATCCGCATGCCGCGAGTTCCTAAACCTCGCCTCAAGCCTCATCGCATCGCACCGATTCAACCACCAAAAATGCGTAGACCTCATTTGAATAGCCCAAAAATGCCCAGTATGGTAACTATGAGTGAAGATGAACCTGTTAGTTCTGAAATCCTCAAGGCTCCTAATCGTCATCTCCTAATCGAGATGCGAAATGAACTCAAGCAACTCAAAGAGATGATGAAGCGTCGCGACCGCGACAGCAAGAAGAAAGGTATGGGTGAGCCTGACACAGCAGGTGCTGCTTCCACCATGCCGAAATATCCGGGCAACAACCCAAAGCAAACTACCCGTCCTGAGGGCGCAACCGAAGATGAGAATGATGCTCGCACTTGGGGACTCGACCCAATTGGAGGCATAGTTGGTCGGGGAGGCAACCGAGCATGAGTTTCGTCATGGTGCGTAAGTCACTCATCATCAAGGGTGATGGTGTCTATGCGTATCATAATGGAGTGCCTCATCTTCTAACTGCGCCTCCGCCTGAGGCTTTTGGAATCGGTCCTGACGGAATTGATGCTCCTGCCTTTGCTCATTTTGGAAACTCAGCGCCTCATGAAAGTGGTCACCCCGGTATGGGTAAGTTACTTCCCGGTCAATTCCGTCGTGGTAAATACGGTGAAACTGCTTGGCATGATGGAGATTTTGACCACTTTCACGGCCATGATGGTGTGTGGCATCAAATTGGTAAAGCACTTGAAGAAAACGGTATGCTTGGTCAAGAACATCCTGAACTGGGTAAATTAACTCCTGATAATATCTTACAAAGGGCGATTGATGACCACAATATGAAGCATCATACTGAGAATAATTATCACGCACTTCCTGATGTAGATAGCCCTGAGTGGCGAAAAATACATTCTGCTGGTTGGACTGGAAAAAGCGCTTCAGGAAGACCGAATCGAAATTCTGAGGGCAATTTAGTTACAACTTTTACCAATCGTGGTGAAGACCGGGCCAAGATTGGGCATTTTGTTGAGTCATATTCAGTGCCTTACAACCAAGAACTTCAGGAAATTATGCTCCGCACTCTCGGTCTTCAACAATACGCGAAAGAAGAGTGGCTTTCTCGCAATTACATTTCTATTGATGACCTCGATAGCGGCGCTCGTCGTGGAAAGAGAATCAAAGGTTATGGTGGTGACCAAATAGGGAATAAAGGTAAACTTCCTGATATGCATCTTGACGATAGACATGATGCTCCTCATCAACGTATTCAATCTTGGGAAGTCGCACACCATCTTCCTGATATGTTTCATTACAAATTAAGGCGTCAACCCACGGACCCTGCTACAAAAAGCGCCGAGCAACACATTGATATGGCTTTGAGGTCAATTGACCCCAACAAAATACCTGACGTAATGGTCCCGGTTAATACTACTCAGACCACTATGGATGGACAAGGCACAAGTTACAGTATGCAACCTCTCCGCACGGTTTTACGCGACCCAAAGTCGCTTAAAAATCTCATAACAGAATTAGCAAAAACTCCGGCATTTCATTTTATGTTTGGGAGAGTAGGGGCAGGGGGTGCTCGACCAACTCCTCCTTCGCGTATGTTTCAACATCTTTTAGAGCAATTCGGTGGAGATAATTTTGAAGATACAAGTTCACATGTAACCGCTGGGCCACATATGAAAATGTCACCAGCGAATCCATATGGACAAAAAGCACTAACAAGTGGAAAAGGGACACATAAAAGCGCTGCTCAATTTTTCACAAAAGTAATGCTTGCTGGGCCACATGAAGAAGGACCAAGTGCCATGCGCCATTATCAGCCTGATGAAGATGTGCTTCAGTCACTTGGTGTTGACCCAGCAAGCGCAAAAACGGCTGACGCGAGAAGACAAGGAGTTGAGGCGATTGCTGACCTTATTTCAGAGTCACAAGGTCACCAAACTCGTCGTTCTGTTCCTGAAGAAATTCCAACTGGGCGCCTTTCAACTCGTTATGTTCAAGGTTATCCAGAACCTGATGCTCTTATTGACCGACTTCCTCCTCACGTTCCGTTTTCTACGGACCTTTCTATGCCCCCAATGGCTTCGGGACCACCCCGTGAGCGCACACCACCCACTCCTTCGGCGGCGCCGTCCCCGTCGAGAGAGGCCAGTTCTCCTCCGCTGGCGACAATCACCCAACCTCCTACAAGGGCGGCACCTTCTCCTCAAACAAGATTAGACGACCCAAGATTTGCAAGACCACAACGTCCTCTTACTATGCAACAAGAGTTCCAACGTCGTTTGGCACGTGGGCCAAATCGAGCACAGCCGCCTGAACTTGTGCAAGTTCGTCGTAATGTCGGTGGGATGGACCCTCAACAACTTCGCGCATACATGGCAAGCACTGGTCTTGGGCCGACTCCGGGCGTTGGTGAACTCACTCCAAGAGAGCAACAATTCCAGCAAACGTTTGGTGACCCTCGCCAGCAGTTGATTGAGCAATATTTGAGAAGCCTCGATGAGACACTTCCTGAGGCTGACCGTTTGTTGAAAGCAATGGAAACTATGCAACGAGATGACGCGATGAGTGATGAAGTGGTCATGAAACATGCTCTTACTCGCCCAGTTAATATCGCTGACAATCATGGTATTACTCATCTTGCGAAAATGGTGGGGTTAACTCCACTTGATGTTCGCTCTATTGCACATCAAACAGGTGATTGGAATCGTATTGCAAAGCGCCTGAATGTTTCTGATAATGTTGTGAAGGTCATCAAAGTAAGCATCGGAGGTGTCTGAATGAAACAAGTCGGTGTTTTGCGAAAGCAGGATAATTTTGTCGGTGTTTTGCGAAAGCAAATTGAAGGGGCAGAACTTGTTCAAACTGGCGGTGGGTCACCTCAACTTCAACTGCGTATGCCTCTTGGTAGTGGTAGTAGTAAAAAACCGCAAATGCCACTTCGTGGTGGTCGTAGTTATGAAGAAATGCGTGATGCTCAAACAGCAGGTGAGGAAGCAACACAAAAATTACAAGATATTCGTAGTAAAAGAGTGCCACTCACTGAGGAAAGCGCAATTGACCCTGCTCAGTTTAGTCAAGCACAAGCCGCTCAAAGAATGGAACAAATAGATACTCCATTGTATGAATCGAGAATAGAGGCGGCACAACCACAAACATATGAAGAAAAATATGGACTTGAGGCGTCACAACGCGCTCAACCCGGTCAAGAGGCAACGGCATACAGTCGTGGTGGATTGGGTGGGACAACTGGTCGTGCTCTTGGTGCTGGTCTTGCTGGCGCTTATGGTGGGCTTCAGGCTCTTCTTGCATTAAATCGAGCAGGTGCTTCGGGTCAAGACGCTATTAGTGCTCTTGGTGGCGCTGGGCTTCAAGGTCTTACGAGTTACGGGACAGTTGCGCCAACTGCTCAGAATATTGGAGGTGAAGTTGGAAGCAGAGTTGCCGTTCGTGGTGGACGAGCACTTGACGAACGTAGAGCAGCCCGTGACGAACGTAGAGAGGCCGGTGCTACTGCGCGTATGTCTCGTGATGGCTCTCAATTCCTTGGTCAATTTGACCCTACTCTAATGCGTGAGCCACCCGCTGTTGCTCAACCTACTGCTACTGTGGAAAATCCGGTTCGTGTATTACCGCCTATCCATACTAAAAGTAGTTACAATATAAATCCAGATGATGTTGCAAGGGCAAGAGCGACTAATCCCAATGCTTTCCCTAAACATGATGAGCAAGGAAGACCTCGCGAAGTGTTTACTCCGCTTGTTAATACTACAGGGGGTAGAGGGGGGGACATTGAGCAAGCCGTGGAGAGAGGAGCAATGAGTCAACTATCAGGAACAGCAGGGCCGTTTAATCCACAAAACAAAAGCGCTGGGGCTTTTGACTATGCTTTGAATAGAGAATTACCAGTAGGGGTGCAAGCCACTACTACTCAACAAGACCCCAGCACTTTCAATACACAGATTTCTGCCTCGCCTTCTCCACCTGCCTCGCCTTCTCCACCTACTGGTTCATTGAATGACCCGAATGCTCCTTGGAATAAACCTCAGGGACAAAATCAGGGACAAGGGAAACCAATAGATGCTTTAACAGCACAAGCAACAAGAGATACACAAAATGCAGCAGGTTCCAGTAGTAGCACCAATCAAGGAGCGTGATTAAATGAATAATCGCGATGCAGAGATGAAAGAACTCGTTATCGAGATGGACAAGAAGATGTCCGCTCGCTCGTTCAAGTATTTCTTTGAAACAGTTCTCGGCTTCGACTATGCTGACCATCATGGTCTGTGGGATAAGGGTCTTGCAGACAATCGCTACTATTGTGTAAAAGCGTCTCGTGACCATGGTAAATCTGTTTTCTTTATGTCGTATGCTCTGTGGCTCGCTGCTTTCAATCCGGGTAAACACATCATGATTTTCAGTCACTCGTTGGAACAGACACTGGAACACATGCGTTTTATTCGCGGTAACATCGACACATCACCTTGCCTTCAAGAATTGAAGCCGGGTGGTATTCCGTGGAGAAAGACCTACTTCGAGTTCACCAATGGTAGTCGTATCATGGCTAAGTCGGTCGGTGGAGGAACTCGTGGTTTCCACCCTGACATTGTTCTATGTGACGATATTCTTTGGGGCACAACTGGCTCCGAATTGCAACGTGCCGCTGATTGGTTCTATGGTGTATTGCTTCCAGTTCTTCACCATACGGGCCGTTTGATGATGGTGGGAACTCCGTTTAGTTACAACGACCTCTATGCTCAGTTAGAAAAGACCGAGACATTCCAAGTTGAAACTTATCCTGCTATCAACCAAGAAGGTGAAGCATTGTGGCCTGAGCGTTGGAGTTTGGAAGCACTTGACCAACGTCGAATGTCCATGCCAGCGATTCAGTTTACTCGTGAGTATCTGTGTGAGCCGATTCACGATGTTGCGAGTATGTTCCCAATGGAACTGCTTGAGAAGGCACGCGACCATGACCTCAAAATCCTCGACCACGCAGAACGTGATTTCAACGAAGAAGGAGAAGACATCGGTGTATTTGGTCAACATTTCATCGGTTGGGATACAGCGATTGCGTCTGATAAGAACGCTGACTTCACCGCTATGACTGTAATGCGAACAATTCCTGATGAGGACATCAAACAGATTGTTGGCATTGTCCATGAGAAAGGTATGTCGTCTGTGGCACAGAAACGTCAGATTATCATTCTCAATAACAAGTTCCAACCCGACCTCATCGA